GTGTGGCGTCACGGATGAAGTGTTCGGCAGCCTCGTGAAACTCGGTGCCGTATCGCATGGCCTCGGTCTCCACATAGGGGAACTGCTTGAGCACCTTCTCGTGATAGAACTGCTTGGGGCAGGTCTCGAACGCCTTGATCCGGCTGAACGACCACGGTGCGGGGGAGGGAGGTTTTGTCATTTTCAAAGAACCGCCCCGATATTCATAAATGCGTTTGGTGTACCTTCAATGCGCTTTATCTCATATCCCAAATAGGCCGCAGCGCAAATGAACGCCCCGTTGCTGATATAGCAGCACCCTTTCGGTATAAACGGTACGTCTCGGCTGGCACGTTGCAAATCTGAAGATGCGAGATGTTTCAGACCATAGCTGCTATGAGCCCGTGACACTTTCCCGATCATCCTACCTTTGAGGCGTAACCACAGAAGGGCGAGCTCAAACTGCTGTGGGCCAATAGGCCGGTCGGCCCGCGGCGGCCCATCCGTTAGCCCTTCCGAGTCGAGGTTTGGGCACTCGGATAGACCGCGCGCGATTTTAGCTTCAGTGCTTATATTTTCCATGTCACTTCTCATTTATTTCGTAAGAGACATCCATCACCGCGGCGGCGACCAGCGCCAAGGCCACAACTTGATAGGCTTCCATCGAACTACTAAAGCCCTGCTCCTCTGCGAGACGCTCTATCATATGCAAGTATTTAGAGGCGCGCTCTTCCAAAATTTGATCTGCCGGTTGTCTTATTTCCATTCCCACTTCCCCTTGTTTCCTTCGACAATCTGTCCGGTGTCGCGCAGCTCTTTCCACGCCTTGCTGTTCTTGCGAGGTAACTTTTCGACGAAGGGTCGCTCCTTCGCGCCGATCGCCATCAACATCTCCTCGCACTCCTTTATGTACCAGTCATAATCCACGTCGGCGGGGAAGTGCTCCGGCAAATCCATCAGGGGCTTGGCCCCGTTAGATCTCGGCACGGTGTTCCCGTTCGTGGCGTAGTGAATGGCACCCTTCTCCCCCTCAGCATAGTACCAACGGATGGCTTTGCCAAGCGGTAAGTCATCTTTTATAGCCCCACCTGTCACGGTGCGCAATGCGATGAACTTGGATATGTCTCGACAGTCTCGGACCGTGTGATCCACTGGAACATCTTTTGTCAGATACGCAATGACCGCCTCGCCACAGATCGGCGTCTGCGGGTTCTTGCTCAAAGACACGGGGCCGTACACACCCTTGGCCTTCGCCTTGCCGTCCTCCTTCACAGCGATGTAGTTGTTCACGTCGCGGGAATACAGCGCACGGTACACGGTCTCCTCGGTCTTCAGGCCGGTGTGCTTCTCCCACTTCTGCACAATCAGGTTCAGCGCGTCACGCTCGCCGTGCGGGCACTTGATGACGATACCGTCGGTGTTGGCAGACACAACGGGGATACCGTAGCGCTCCAAGGCTTCGATCAGCATCAGGATCGTGAGCTGTCCTGTCAGCGTTGTGCGGATCATGAACTCTGGAGAATACAGCGTGCTGTATTTGTTGGAGGTTTTTCCGAAGGTTGAGTTCAAAACAATCTTAAGCGAGTCGGATTTCACCCTGTCTCCCGCGTGTTTCGCTTCGATACGCTCTTCCAAGATTTTGCCATAGACGGTGTTGAAGTGAACCCCGAAGCCCCCAAGCCGCATGTTCATGTTGAGCATCATGCGTGGATAATAGCTCTCCACGTCGCGGTCGATCAGCACATTGTCGTCGTCGCTGAAGTGCGCGGTCTCCGACTCTTGGCTGTGCAGGCCGCCGATGCCGATCTTGTATCGGCTCTGACCGATCTCGATGACAAGCTTCTCGATATCCTTGGGCATGATGACGTGGCCGGTCTTGTCGTTCAGAACCATCTCTGCGGTGCGCACAATCTCCAGCACTGCCGACAACGGCTCGGTTGAGAAACGGATATAGACCGGGGGGTCGTAATAGAAGCTGTCCCGCTCCGCCTCCACTTTTGGCGGTGAGTCACCTGTCAGGCGCATGTATTCCGCCTTGAGCACAGCTTCTGCGATCTGCGCATCAGACTTCGACCGCAGGTCCACACCATAGGTCTCGCTCATGGCGCGCCGCAGGCTCACCTGCTGGGACAACGCGTTGAACAGCATCTGTGTTACCTGCACGTCGTTCTTGCAGTATTGCCGCATCAGCTCCAGCTGCTCGGGCTGTATCTCGGCGTCGTGTGGTATCGGCAGCTCTTGAAGGCGCGGGCTGGACAGGCGGCCCCCGTAGATCTTCAGGCCCACCATGCCCGGTGCCACGTCGATGATGTCGATGTGGTTGATCTTGGGCTCCTGCAAGCCCTCGTCCCGATAGAAGTGCCACGGGCGCTTGTTCTTCTCGATGATCTGGTTGCTGGCACGCTTGATGGCCTGCGTGTTCGGGTTGACCATCGCCATTGTCAGAAGCGGCACGTCGTAATTGTTGCCGTTGAAGGTGATGATCTCCACCTCCTCGTTCGTCATCAGGTCGTATATCGCCTGCGGATCGAACGCGCTGTCGTCGTCGTTGAAGATCTCGAAACGCTTGGTCTTGCCCTGCTCTGTCATAAACAGAGCAAGGAAGTAGTTTCGATAGACCTCGATATCGAGGAATATCTGCATCACAACACCCGTGCGTTGCTGGCATAGTCGATCGCGATCAGGTGCAGCGCCTGTGACTTTGCGTCGTCCAGCGCGTTGTGATGTGTGCCTGTGCGGTCCATCTTCACCTCTGGATATAGGCCCTTCACGGTGCGGTAGCACTTGTCCTTCCAGAACTCCCACATCGGCACACCGCAGCGCTTGCCAGACTCGTGCATAATCACGTTGTCGAACGTGGCCCCGTTACCCCAGACGCCTTTGAGGTTGTCGCCGTAAGAGCAGACGAACTGCATGAAGTGCCGCAGGCCTTCTTCAAGACCAACGGCATCATCTTGCCTGTCGGTCAGCGCGTCCTGCGCGATTTTGTCTTGCCCCAGCCACCACATGACAGTGGATGGGTCGATCACGGCACCGGAGCGCACAGCGCTGTGCAGGGACACCGTGCAATAGAACTCTCGGCCAATCCCTTTGGCGTCGAACGCCACGGCGCCGATGCTGACGATTGGCGCATCTGCGCGGGTGCCCATGGTTTCTAAGTCGATCATGATGTGCATTTTGGTTCTCCTTTGTTATGTCTCAGGCATAATGTCGGCCGCTTATTCAGTCTCTCCCAAGAAACTCATTGTGTCCTTGGCCCACATGCAGAACGATGCACGTTCTTGCCCCTCGCGGGCATAGACCCGCGCCTTGGCAATGGTGCCGTCTTTGAACAGGCGCGTCAGTGCGCTGTCCGTGGCCGTGGTGTCCGATCCCGCGTGATGTGAGATCTCTGCCGTAGTGCCGTAACCCAGTGTGCGCACTGACTTGAGTACGAGCTTGTCAACAGATACGCTTTCGGTATCGGCGTTGATGCTCTGCTCCTGCCGGCTGACGTGCACAGCGACCCACGGCGTGGCCATGTTATTGGGGTGTGTGTTGGGGATGAGCTTGGCGGTGAGGATGTCGCCTTCGGCGGCCCCGCTGGCCTTGGTGACGCTGGCAGGGATAAACACCTGCTCGCCGGTGTCGGTCCGCGCGCCAAAACCAGAGTTGGTGTCGAGCACGTGCGAGACGTAAATTTCTGTGTTTTCCATTAAAATATCCTTATTTTTCAGTTGTTGCTTCTGCGTGGATGTCACGCACCATTTCTGTTATGTACTCGGCCACTGATGCGCAGCCGACCTTGTCTGTCTCCACCGCAAGCCAGTCCAGTTGGTCCGGTGTCAGACCAAGCAGGATGTCGCTCATAAATCCCAGCTTGATGCGGCGGTTAGCGAACAGGTATTTCACCTGCTGTCGCGGTGATGCTTTGGTCTTGCGCGGCGGGATCATGCCCGCCTTGCGCGCATCGACGACAGCCCTGACGACCTTGGTGTATCCGAAGCCGGTGGCCAGTTGGATGGCAGCGTGGCTGTGACCTGCCATGTGCAATTCAGCAACGCGTCGCGTGTCATCACCCATCATGGTCGTGCCACGGGGCGAAGGAACGGGATGCCTGTATCGCGGCAGTATGCGTCCACTTGCTGGCCCCACAGTTCTTCCAATGTTTCGACCATCGCGGGCATCTGATCGCAGACTGCGTGGGTTTTGCCTGTGATGTGACCGACTTCCATGCTGCCGATTGCGAAGATGATTATGTATAGTGATGTCATTTGGTCTGATCCTTTTCAAATGCGGCAAGGGCGGCGTGGCGTTGGGCAAGTATTTCATTCATGTGATCTTCAAACACATCAGCTTGTATCCCGTCAGGTTCATGCGCCCTAACGTCAAAGCC